CCTGTGGATAACTCTGTGGATAACCTGTGGATAACTTGAAAAAAACACTGATAAACTATCCAGTATACCACAAGTACCCTGTGGATGCCAATAGGTACAACTCCCCCTTGACAGTCCTTTGAATCTGTGGTATAATCAAAGACCCCAAAGGGCACAGCGGGCACCCGAGGGCACCCACAGGCACCCCCACGGGGGCACCCACGCACGTGAACTCCTTAAGTGAGGGTTCACAAATTTGATCAATTTTTATGATCCCCCTTAGTTACCTATGTGTACCAGTATTCAACCTGTGCTAGCAAGAGCTAGCTGTGGATAACTCTGTGGATAACCTGTGCTAGCTAGGCTAGCTGTGGATAACTTTAAATAAAACCCCTCAGGAACCCGTTAAGGGAACCCAAGGGGGAACTAGAAGTAATTATAAGCTAGACACAAGAGTACGTAGAAGAGCATCAACAGTAGACACATCCCCGTTAAACAAAGACATTATAAAGAGGATGATGATAATGATGATTTTGATGGTGATGAATACTTTATTTTTAGTGTTATTGGTATTGTTCATTAAGGTCATTCCCATAAGGGTCTATAGGCACCTAAGGATTCCCATAAGGGTCTATGGACTCCCATAAGGGTCTATAGATCCCCATAAGGGTCTATAGGTACCCTAAGGGTTTTCTTAAGACTCCATCATCACTGATACCTTTTACTTCTGATATTTTCATTTCTAACAAAAAGGGGGAGCTAGAAAAGACCTATATGTATATCTATATATGTCTTTCCTAGCCCCCCCTAGGAGTATGGATTTTATTCTGAAATACCCTGTTTTCTCTATTACATTGTCTTTATTATTTACTGAACAAGTGTTCAATACTAATAAAGCATATTTCAGTTATCGCCTCTTGAACGTGTATCCTTTATCCTTATATCTGTCTACACCCTTAGAGGTGTCCTTAGGGCTGTGTTTATCTTCAGTAACCAGCACACCCCCGATATTGGACGTATAGAATCCATACAGGGACTCCATAGACTCCTCTAACCATTCTTCGGTTAGTTCTTTAATACCTTCATCAGCATCTACGCCCATGAAGTCCACAAGGTATTTAACTCCGATTGCCAGAGCATCGAGACGGTCATCATGAATAAGGGCACCCCTATCAACAGTGATACGAGTGAGCTGATAGAAACAAGCATATTTGTAGTCAGATTCGGGTACAGTAGAGTAGTCATTCCTGATGCACTCAGGAGTGACGCACATTTTATGGTTAGAGATTACAGGTTCAAGAGTGTCGATGATTCGGAGTTCTTTTTGTCCCGTAGACTTAACTTCAGTTAGTCCACAGTTAGGATAAGTTTTCTTTAAGACTGGCTCAAAGAGCTTAAGGTACATACCATCCATTATGTTTACACAAGTTCGTTACGCTTATGCCATTGGGCTACACATTGCTGTGTAGATCGGACTATATCTTAACAATAGCTAATCTTCCAACCTCTTCTACCACGAATACCTTTATAGAGGAGGTTTCTTATGTTAGCCCTAGCAAATCCTAGAGCTTCTGCACATTCTTGTATTGAGTTAAACCTAAACTGTCTACCGTCAAGGTGTTCTGCCAAGACACCTTTAGCGTTGTGGGCTACCTTACCGTATGCGTGGTTATTTTCACCCCACTGGTTATCCACACCCATGCCGCCCTCTTGAAGATTATATGTATCTTGTCTAGAGGCAATTTCTTTATCTACCAGCAAGGACTCTACTTCTCTAGCTTCTTCCCTGTTGGATAGGACTAACAGAACCTCTCTTTTAAAGTTTTCTCTACCGTACTTCTTTATAGCAGACTTAAGCACCCAACCACTACCTAAATATCCGTCGTCAATATTATCCGTAGAGTGTAGCCCTACGTATATTTTACCGTTTATTAGGTTTGTTGTTTTATAGATTATATGAAATTTGTATTCGTGCATATTATTGTTATTTTAGCTATTGTTCCCACTTTTTCAGGCCACTTGGCCTTACAATTAGTCTCTACACCTTCCTATTTCTAGGCTTGGCTCGGTATTGTCCCTGAGGGAGTTTCACCGAATTTAATGGGTTTTGTTTCGGCAATATGGTTTACCGAAGTTTCCTTCAATGACTACTTCATTGACTTTGTACTTCTTAGCTACCTTAGCTAGCTTATTGAGGACTACATCAGAGTAGCCTCCCAATAGACCTCCTACTTCCATGACGTAGATATATCCATTTAGGTAGTAGAGAACAGCATAACCTGTTTCGTCTTTACCACGCCCTGAGGGGTCAACACATAGGATCTTATGGGCATACGGGACTACTTCGTTGGATGAAGCATGATAGTAGAAGTAAGAATCTCCCTTAAGGCCCATCGTAGGACACTCATCAACTGGAACCCTCTTAGAAGGCTCAGGGAGCCACGTGAGCTTCATTGGGGCCTCGTCTAAGGGGAACATGCCTACGATGAGGTCACGAAGCCGTAGAGGGTATTTATCAGCGTCTGAGAGGGCCGTATCGAGCATGAACTGCAGAGCGAAGCCTGCCTTACGATAAGAAAGTTCACGCTTCTGTAGATCTTCTTCAGAGAATCTAAGGGGGTCTGTAGGCTTACCTGCCCAACGCTTAGGATCCTTGTCGTACTTGTCAGCAATGATAGAGGCCAATCTATCGCCATAGGAGGCTCTATGAGAGTCATCATAGGGGTACCTAGCGGGATAGATTACAGCCGTGTATCCGCGCTCCTGTAGCTCGTTATAGAGGCTCATCTCATTCTGAGGGGTGCCCAGATAGATGATCTTTTTACCTTCACCAGGCTTTAGGACAGCGTCGAACTCTTTGACGAGCTCAAATAGCTGATCTCTAAGAACCTGAGTGAAGGAGTTAGATGGAACTTCCACCTTTATGTTAAGGTAAGGTCGTTAGCCTTACCCCATCGTCTTTTATTTGAGTCTGCTGCGTTTTCAGTAGCAGTAACAAACTTACAATGATCCCTAGAGTAGAGTCCCCAGTTGCCCTTCTTGATGTCCTTATCAAGGTGCATGCTAGAGTCCTTTTCCCATTCTTCATAGCCTTCTACCTCATGGATCGTATTCAAGAAGGTGGTGAAGTTATGCCATCTAGGATCCACCTTACAGCCTACATAGCTAGTTTTGTAGTTACCATAAGCTCTCTTAAGCATGTTAGCCCACAGGTCATAGATCTTGCGGATGATACTATTAGAGCCTCTTGCAGGGATTCTAATAGGAGAACCCATGAAGCCTACACCGTAGACTGTAGGTTCCATAAAGTCTTCAAACTTTCCTGCTTTAATGTTACAGGTTTGAACATCAATGACTGTTCCAGTCTTGACAAACTGAATGACAGCCCTAGGATGCTTGACTTTACCATTAGGAAGTTTCTGCTTCTTAGTTCTAGACAGGATCTTAATAAGACCCTTAGGAGTTTCGTAAGTTTTGTTAATTTCGTACATAGTTATGTTCCTTATAATTGACGATGCTTCATATCTCTATGAAGACCAGACTATATCTTATACCAAAAGGTATCCCCATTTTTCGAGTCACTTGACCCTACATAATAGTCGTTACACCTGCTATAAAGCTCGGCTCGGTATTGTCTTTCCTAGTTAGGACTGAGTTCCACCGAATTTAAGGGGTTTAAAGACGACATGGTTAAAGTTTATCGTCTGCGACAATGATGTCTGCACGGGAACCCGTTAGCTGGCCCTTAATACCCACAGACTTAACTGAAGGTGAATGGTCGGGCAGGGCAGGGCCCACATCAAAAAGGTTCTGAGTATCTCTTTGACCTTCTCTAGCCTTTAGGTGGCTCAGAAAGGGCAATTCATTGATGATTTTCTTAATAAACGTAGCATTAGCGTCTGCTCGTTCTTTGTTGGCAGACACCACCATGATCTTAGTCTGTGGATCTCTCCAGAGACTCCAGACAACGTATGCACACGTAATAAAGGATTTAGCTACACCACGGAAACCCATAAGGATCATACGGTCACTAGGAGGGTTCTGGAGTAGCTTTGCAATGTCTACCTGCAGAGTGGTAGGAGAAGGCAACCCGATGGATTTCCAAACCAAGGAGGTAAATAGGGGGAAGTTCTCATAGTAAGGGAGTAGAGCTTTAGCTTCTTTCTCAGTTAACACTCATGTCTCCCCTATAGGAATTCTCGAAGTTCTCCTTAGTAGCCTTCAGGAGCTTACTAAGCGCATTCTCTTCACCATCTCCAGCCTTAGGGACACAGTCAATGCCATTACGTTCAAGTTCCTTAATGATTGCATTATAGAGCTGTGGAGACCTCTTATCGGGGTTCCTGAGGTCATTAAGCATGTTCTGAAGCATCTCCTCATGGATGTTACCTAGGAGGCTCTCAAGTCCTTTATAGTCCATTGTTCTTTTCCTTTCTTTTCTTTTCCAACCAAGGCTCTACCCAATGCTTTTTAATCATTGTGCAGATACCTACAAAAGTATAGATAATTGTGATGACGTACACCCAATCGCTAAGAGGTAACCCGAGAATCACAGCACTGGATACTGCCAATGAAGGAGCTACCTGTGCTATGTTCTCTGCTAGGTTACCTGACTCCTCATCAAGGGTACTCATTCCTCAAAGAACTGCTCAAAGTTAGCTTTCTTGAACCCAGTGCCCTTCAGGAGCTTACCGTCTTCCCTGAATTGAGGGTTGTAGTTGCCCTCACTGTCATAGAACTTACTGGAGTATTCCTTAAGCAGTTCATTCATACCTGCTTCAAGGTCGTAACCCCAAGCATTAGCGTACTGCACACACACCCAGATAAGATCACACAACTCCTTCATTTCGTTAGGGGTACCACTACGCACCTCAAGAAATTCCTTGAACTCTTCAGCAATACACTTGCTATACAGGATTGTGCAATCCTTGTACAGTTGGGAGTCCTTCCCTTGGTCATTTCTACAGTGCGTCTTCAGAAACCAGTTCGAAAGTTCCTTCTGGAGATTTCCGATAAGCTCCTTGGTTTGAGCTTCCATAATATTAGTCATTTTATTTTTTATCCTCTTTTACATCTCCAGAATGCGAATGCCGTATTTAGGGATTCGCCCAGATTCGTAATACTTAGGTAGATTGTTGTGCATTGAGGTGTCTTCTCCCCAAAGTACCTTTGCAAAAGCAATTCGTGAGGGATAGGTTACAACTGTACCATCAGGATATTCGACAGTGATAGGGGCATTGCGAGCAAGCCTCACATTCTCCTCATGGGTGACCCATTCAAGGTTATCCACGTTGTTGTTCTTCCTATTAGCGTCCTTATGGTTAACCTCAAGACCTTCTTCAAAGGAGTCTTCAAGGTACGTAAGAGCCACAAGCTTATGGACACCTATGTCATAACGCTTACCGTCCTTGTTGAGCCTTACTCTCAGATAGCCTCTCTTGCAATAAGGGGTAATAGCTTTATGTGTAATCAGCGAATACACATTACCGTTCTCATCTATAAGGTAGTTATCAAAGTCTTTAATATTACGCATTACATACTCTTCCTGTCTCTAATTTCTGCCATTTTAGCATCGTTCATTCTAGAGTTTCCATTGACATTACTGTAACCCAAGTACCCGCAAACACGAGAAATAATAGAGAGGTTGTGAGAACCACAATGGGGGCACGTATTGCCCACATTAAAGCTATGTTGGTGACAATCCTCACAGTAAGCCGCATCAAAGTTAACACCTTGGTAGAAACCCATTGACATACCTCTTTTAATAAGGGCTTTAACTGCAGAGATGTTGCTAGGATTATCCACTCGTACATAGCAAATGTGCCCACCTTCGATAAGATGGAAAAGCTCAAACTCAAGATCCTGCTTTTCAAAAGGGGTAATGTCAGCAGACACGTGGATATGGAAGGAATTGGTGAAGTAGGCTCTACCTTCAAATTCATCCTTAAGGTTATTCTTTGCACAATACTCATGGTACTGAGTCATCTGAGTGCCACAAAGGGACTCTGCAGGGGTACCATAGAGTGCATAGAGATATCCGTCTTCCTTCTTAAACTTCTGCACTGCATCATAGATGAACTTAATGACATCCTTAGCCGCCTTCTGTCCCTCAGGGGTCTGCAGATCCTTACCACCAGTAAAGAGGATAGCAAACTCATTCAAGGCAGAGATTCCAAAAGATGCAGTCATGTACTTGGTAAGCTCACCTACCTCATCTTCAGGCTTAAGGAAGCCTTTATAGAAACCTCCCTGACAGAACGCCATAGGATTCGTGCTAGCCTTAGCATGCTTAATCATATCGTAGCGACGCTTAAGGAATTCTCGAATCTGTTCAAGGTTCACCATAAGCTCTTCCCAGAAGTTACCCTTAGATGCCTTATAGATCAACGGGAGGTTGAGAGACACGGCACCAATGTTGCATCGCCCAACAGACACGTACTCATTAGTCTCAGGATCCTTCCAAGGAGTGAGGTACGCCCTGCAACCCATCGGATGGATAACACACTGCTTATTAGACGCTCTGTAGGTTTCAGACACAGTGCCATGAGGAGCGTTAATAGCCAGAAAATCAGGGTACATACACTTACTGGAACATTCAACAGCCTTCTCGAACACGTTAGCGTGCTCATCACTGCCGTGTTGTTCCCAATCATAGAGATACACGAGCTTAGGGAACACAACCTGTTTACCCCCATGTCCCTTCATGCGGGTATCAAGGATGGTCTCACAAATCACCTCAAGAAACTCCTTGTCATACTCAGGGAGATCATTGCTCCACTCACCAAACGTAAGCGTAGTGAATGCAAAGTCGCCACGAGAACACGGAACAGTGTTTAGCTTCAGTTCAAGAGACTGGAAGCCCTGCCCCAACTCACGCTTGAGTTCTTGCATAGCCATTGCGCATGCTTCATCGAACTCCATATTGCACTGGTCAAAGTATTTCTTAAACGCATGCTCATACGTTTTCTTAGCATACGGGAGGAGCGTCTTGTCAATCTGAGGGATAGTGAATCCACCGAACTGCTGTGCAGTAGCTACAAGGGTGATGTCACCGATCACCTGAAGGGCACTAAGGACACTCGTAGGCTCCGTATAGGTGACATTGGACATGCTAAAACCACCCTTAAGAACAGTAGCCATGTCAAAGAGACAGCAGTTGATTGATCCAAAGATCATGTCTCGAAGGTCATGGATGTAATACTTACCGACCTTAGTAGCCTCTTTCTCTTCCTTAGTAAGGTAGAATTGCTTATACAACTGCTTAGTCAGATAGCCCTTGATAAGTGAACCTTTTGTAGACACAAGGGAACTATCGAAGTTGGCGTTTTCCTTGTCTCCCAAAAGGAGGACAGTGTCTGCCTCATTCTTAACAGCTTCGAAAGCCTTAGCGTAGGTGTTCTTATAGTCTCTGAACTCCTTATAAGATTCTCCGATCTTCGGTGTGTACTTACAAAGAGCTTCAATGACAATAGCGTGTAGCTTTTCAGTAGGCACCTCAGCATAGTTGCTGTAGACAATGCTCTCGATATAGCCCCTAATCTTACCAATGTCATACTCAGAGTACGTAGCGTTAGCCCTCTGGGCGGCCTTATGAATAGCTACTTCAATCTTGTCCCAATCCCAGCCTTCGTGGGTACCGTCTTTCTTAATTACTTCCAGTTCCATAGTGTATTTAGTTATTTAATTAGTGTTGCTCTTATCCGTGAACTGTGCCTTAGCAAACTGCTTTATGGCAGTAACTTCCTCAGAAGTAAGCTCACTAGTGATATTGGCATAAATCTTCTTCGTTACGTTGTTGTCTTCGCTATACACGATGACATCAAAGGTAACCGTAGGAATGTCGGGTTTCGTTGTAAAGAATGCCTTACGGTTCTCATACTCACAGGCACCTACATTGCCATCCCAATAAACTTGTATATTCATTTACTTAGTCTGTTAGATAGGTTCAGTAGTCCTACGGTAATTACTGTGCGTAAGTCCTTTAGGACTACTGAAACACCCGAATTACTTGCTCTTCTCAATGCTAATGAGATAGTACAAAGCCTTTAGGGCATCCTTATAGGCTCGGATGTCTCCCTCAGTATGGTAAGACTCCTTGTTACGCTTCTCAATAGCTTCAAGAAGTTTATGCTTAGCCATCATAAAAACATTATCTTCCCATTTAGCGTCAATCATCTTTGTATTTCTCCATAATATTAATTAGCGCTTCACCATCAGACTTATCGAATTTAAATCCAAGGTATTCCACAGCACCACTCTTATCGAATGCGCTGTTAATGAATCCCTTAGCAACTTCAATGTCTACCTTATTATTCTCATCGACGATACCCACCTTCTTGAGCATAGGCAGATACTTACCGATGAGGGTATCCGCCTGATGCAGAATCAAGAACGTACTCCCTCCAAGAAGCCACTTCATCGTGGAGGGAGCACTAGGCATCAGTCGAGTATCAACGAACTCAGGGAGTACCTGAGAGATTTTACTCAAACTGATTTTCATAGGAAATTATTATGCGCCCGTAGCAGGAGTATTCGTAGGAGCAACCCACGCATTGTACTTAGCCATCGGAGTCGGGCAGATAGCACTCATAGGAACAATCGTGTCCGTGATCTTACCAATCGTACCCATCATACCTGCAATGGTCTGGTCGATACAACCGAACTTCGCCTGAGTCGTCAGGGCAAGCTCATTAACCTTACCGAGGACAATCTGCTCACGGAGTTCCTGCTTTTCACAGCAACACTTAAGCTCAGCCTGAAGTTTAGCAAGTTCAACTCTGTTGTTCGCAGACTCGTCAGCAAGAGGCTTAAGATATGCAAAGGTTTCATCACGGAGCCTACGGTTGTCTGCAAGAGACTGCGCGTAGACTTCCTTAGCGTTCTTGTCGGAGTAATTCTCCGCCTTGAGCATACCGTTCTCAGCCTGAAGAGCAGACACTACGTTCTGATTACCACCACCGAAGAGGCCACCAAGGAGACCGTTGCCATTATTAGAGCTATTGAGGACACCGAGAGCAAGACCTGCGATACCAGTACCAAGACCCGCACCTGCAACACCCTTAGAAGCAAATTCAGCCGTAATTAAATCCTTTCTAGCATAAAGCTAGTGTTAATAGTTTAGTAGCTTAGTTTAAACTAGAATGCTCTAAGGCTATAGCTACTGAAAAGCCTAGCATTCTGAGAGGTAATTTAGAGTGCACCTCTCGGGACACTATAGCAAACTACGAAGCTCCTTATTAAGCATAAGGCGCCCTCCTGTAAGACACTAGAAGACTACCGTTACATCTCTGAATGCTGTGAATATTAAGTATGTCGAGGAAGTCGTATCTACTGTGATATCCTGTGGTGGGGTAGCTGTGTAGTCCCCGCTGTAGTTGTCTGTACGGATAGAAACAATGGTGTTTGGTTTGCAAGTAAGCGTTTCGACTACGTCTATGCGCTCGTCGAAAACACCCCCAGTCTTTACGGTTCCATCTGGAGAAGTCCAAGTGTAGTCCGTCCCGCTGTTGCGTCCTCCGTAGAACTCTAGGGTGACGTGAACTGGGGGTAACTCTGTCTCTAGCATTAACAGTTCCTTATTCAGCATCTTGAGCCTCCCAAGGAACTTCTTCTACATAGTGCCCTATTCCTAGATTGATTATTGAGCATACTACATCCCCACCTTAGCAAGACCCACAGTAGCCAAACCCCTATCTCTGCTTAGAGCAGACGGAAGGGTAGGCCACTGTACATTCCTAGGGAATCCACTCTGAAGTGTAATATCCCTAAGATCCTGTCTGTACTGCTTCACAGCTTCAATACCGTCAGGGGTACTAGGATAATCAGGGAGGATGTAGTAGTCCGTACCAGAGATCATAGAGTCTCGCTTTCTACGAACCATGTCAGCCCACTGATCCTCAGTCCACTCATCACGAGGATCGTATTCTTCTTCGGTAATGCTAAAGCGAGTCTTAAGCTCGTCAGTGAGATCACCAAAGATAGTGTGATCGTTATCCCAAATAGCCTGACGGAGAGTGTACAGACTAGTGTACTTCTTATCTTTATACGTATATCTAATCATAGTTAATCCCACTGATCAATAAGTCTACAGTCAGTATGCCCGTCATGAAAGAAAAACAGCAACACGGCAGTAGCTTTATTAAGGGTGGGAGCATCTCCCGCAAACCATCCGACACTACCGTTAATAGTGATACTCTTATTAGAGTTAGACACCCAAACAAGTTTAGTAGCTACAAGACCAGTAGAGCTCGCTTGCACAGTGATAGTAGCCGCCTCACCTGCAGTTTCCATCAGCAATGAGTCACCACTAGAAACATTGAGAGTTGTAGTAGCGCCTACTATAGTCCACTTCTCATAACCTGCAAGAGTCCCTCTATTGCCTCTTTTAATAACGGCATCAGGGATCTTAGGGAAGTCCGTAATCTGACTCTTAGTATGCGTATGGGAGCTATTAGCCTTACCTGCAAGACCTTGAGTAAGAGCAGTGTTGGTAGCGTAGTCACCTTTATTCTGCTTCTTGGCAAGCTCAGCATTCACATACGTCGTATTAGCCTTACCAGTGATGTCAGGAATGTCAGCCCTGTTAGCAAGTTCAGTAGTGGTACCTGCAGTACCACTGAGAACATGCAGGTGCTTGGTATCCGTAGCGTAGGCTAGAACACCGTTATGGCCTGCAAACCCCTTGATCTGGGCGGCAGTACCTGTAATTTGTTTTCGTTCTTTAATAGCCATATTAAGAACCTAAATCTCCATAATCAATATAACCATTGAAGGTAGCAACATCAAGTTTAGCATTCAGCTTCGTCGTCAAATCAGTGATCTGCGCAGACGTATGCGTATGACTCGTAGGAGCCTTACTGGCAAGACCAGTCTGAAGCTCATTCTTAGTAGCAAGACCACTAAGATCTTGTTCAGGAGGGGTACCAGTGATCTCACTATACGCAATGCTGTCCTTAGATGCAAGGGCACCAAGCGTAGGCTTGTTCTGGATAAACGCCTTAGACGTGGTGTCAGTCTCAGCCCAGTCACTATTGATTTGTCCGCTAGTCGCCTGCTTAGCATAACCTTTAGCAAGATCGGCTTGCTTCTTGGCTTCAACTTCAGAAGCCTTAGCGTTAGTCTCAGAGGTACCTGCCGCAGTCTTAGACAGAGCCGCATTATCCTCAGATACCTTAGCCGCCTTAGCACTATTGCTAGCCGCAGTAGCCTGAGCAGTAGAGGTGCTTGCACTATTAGCCGCATTGGTGGCACTAGCCTTAGCCTTAGTGGCATCAGCGTTAGCCGCAGTAGCACTATCCTCAGCCTCGCTAGCCTTCGTAGTAGCAAGGGTTGCCTGCTGTGTAGCGATGGTAGCCTGAGCTTTAGCTAAGTTAACCTGCTTGGTACCTTCAGTTGTGATACTACCAACTTGCTTAGTACCCTCAGCAGTAACTGCATTAACGCTAGTCGTCTGTTGAGCCTTCACAGCATTAACACTGGTAGTACCCTGAGCACTCACAAGACCAACCTGCCTTCCCCCTTCACTAGTGATTTTACTAATTTCAGTAGAAGCGGTATCTGTGATGGATTTTACTTGTTTAGCACCCTCGGTCGTGATTTCATTAAGGGTGGTAGCACCTTCAGTAGCGCTTTCCTTAGCCTTATTAGCATAATACTTAGAAGAGTATTCAGAGCCATCCACAGTACCCGTAGTCTTGTTAGCCCAATCCTTAGCAAGATCTCTAGCAGAAATTGCGTCTTCCTTTAGACCTTCCACGGTGGTGATTGTTTCAGGAATCTTGTTGATTTCCGTAGCAACCTTCTTAACATCTTCAATGTTAGAACCAACCTGTCTAACTTCGTTGATGTTGTCGGAGACATTCTTGATGTTACCACCAGTAATAGTAGGAAGAGCATCCCCAGTATTACCTAGATCACCATAGTCCTCAAAGATGGAGGTACTAAGGGAACCCTCAAGGTCATTACCAACGATGTTAATGTTATTGATATTTCTAGAATCAGTAACTACATGGTCAATGTTTTCAGCTACAACACGGATCTCATCAGCAACAGGGACAACGACCCCTGCAATCTCTTCTACCCTATCTGCATTGGTCTTAGCAGATACTTCAGAAGCCTTAGCGTTTACTTCAGACTTCTTAGCGTTCCTCTCAGAGACTTTAGCTTCCTCAGCCTTTTGGGTAGCGATTACGGTATTCTCATAGACATTCCTCTCAGAGGTTTTGACATTGGTTTGAATCTGTCGAGCCTCTTCAATGATTGCTTGGTTCTCTGTCTTGACAGCATCAGCATGCTTAGCCGCAGATACTGCAGTACCCGCAGAAGCCTTAGCGGTGACTTCAGACTCCTTAGCATTAACTTCAGAAGCCTTAGCGTTAGTCTCAGAGACCTTAGCGGCATCCCTAGCGGCCTCAGCATCTAGCTTAGCCTGATAGGCACCCTTAGCATCATCTTTGTAGAACTTAAGGGTGATCGCATCGTTGTCATCAATGGGGTCTCCAACGTTGACAATACGCTTACCCTTAGCATCCCAATTTCTTTCCTTGTCTACAATGAGTGCGTCATTGATGATGTCTCTACCTTCTTCAGCAATATGAATAGTCTGAATGGTAGACACATCAAGGTCTTTAGCCTTGAGTACCGAAGCGTCCTTAAAGGACACGATACGGTCAGTAGCAGGCGTATATCTGCGAATAATGATTTCAGTACCACTAGCGGGAGCTGTATTGAATCTAATGGTAGTCTTATCTACAAAGAAGTAGTCTTTAGTGGTGTCACCGTAGTCACCTCCAAGTTTCTCTCGGGAGTCTACGGTGACCTTCACAAACTTCTTTGCTAGATAATCAAAGGGTACATTGAAGTCTGTAGTAGACCCATTGCCCTGATAGTTAGCAACAGTAGAAGCCATTGTTTTAGTTATCTTCTTGATCAGTAATATAGTTAATCAAAGATTGCTGAATAAATGGGGCATTCGGAGTGACAGCTTTCAAACTTCTGCCGAAAGACTTTGCATATCTCTCTCTATCACCTTCTGTATAGTCGTCTTCATTGAGGATCCCTGCATTAAACAGGTTTCTAGTGTCCGCCTGAAGGTTATAGAGACCGGTAATAGTTTGAGCCGCAGGAATGTTGGCGAGCAAGCTATTGAAATTCAAGTGTTCAGCCTCTTCATCTAGGATATAGCCTTGATCCGCAGTGGACTTAATGCCGGTATTAAACCCTGCAAGAGAAGCAAGCATAGCAGGCATAGCCAGAATACTAGATCTACTCATACCATTAATACCAACATTAAGGATAGTAGTCCAATCCGCATCCCTCAAGTCTGAGACACCGAACACTCGTTCAAAGTAATTTCCTCTCTGCTCATCATTCATACCAGAAGCTGTAGCAAAGGTTTGCCCAAGGGTAGACAAAGTGCCAAGAGCACCAGAGATAAGCCAAGTCATAGCTTGACCTGAGGCATCCCCCTCTTCAAACCTAAGGGCACTCTTAGCCAATCTCTTGTTATAAGATCTAATAGCAAAGCTCTTAAACTGAGTAAGCAAACCAAGAATTGGGGAATTCGTAGAGCCTCTCCACATATAGGCATCAGTGAGACTCTGTCTCTGGATAACCTCAGAGGCAACATAGTCTCCTAGTCTACGCATGATGGTCATGCTCTTTACATCGTTTGCAATAATCGAGTCATACACATCAGGCTTTACTCTGATCCTACCAAATTTGTCGACCTCAGTAGCCTCCTTAAAAGCCTTAGTGAAATCAGCAAAGTCCTTAGTATTGATATTGAGCCTATTAAGGGTCTTACCATCTAGGAAGGCAACCTTCCCTTTCATACCATGAGCATGTCTAGCAAATTGTCCAATAAAGATATCCTGAGCTGTAGACACAATGGTATCTTGGGACTTATTGAGATACTTAGTAAAAGGGGAATTAGTAGCGAGCCATTGAGTACCCGCAACCAATCTAGCCTTATACTTATCTCCTCCAAACTTATCTAGGTTTCTATCGTAGATCTCAGTCCAAGCTCCTCTTACTCTAACCTCCTTACCGAAGGCCATGTCTCGGAACTCATCCCTTTCCTGCTTAGTCATACCACCCTTAGACCAATCCTTGATCTTGTCAGGCATACCCGGAATAGACTTAAAGAAGAAGGAAGCGCCAAACTCTTTAATACCCTCAGCAGTCTCAAAGTGGTTTAGGACACCCATAAAGGCATTGTGAGTGAAGAATGTAAAGTTCCTAAGAGCGTCTGCAACTGCACTACCCCAAGAAGAAGCATCTTCATTGTCCATGCCTGATCTACCGTAGTAGTCCGATAGGTAAGCCCTAAAAGCCTTAGCCTGAAGATCTCGCTCGTCAACAGAAGTCTCCTTAAGGTACTCCCCTAGTTGCTTATCCATGATGTCGGAGAACTCCTTGAAACTCTTAACACCAAAGGCATCATTGAGGCCCATGTCACCCGAGATACGCATGTTGTATCCGTTCATGGTTTCTACAATGTTTGTCTGAAGCCTACTAACAGAGAACCCATCATTATCCTTAATAGTGAATTTCCAAGGGGTTCGTTCGTGTTGGTAGTTGTGAGGCATGCCTTCACCCTTAGGGTCATTCATAAGACCCTTTTTGATGGCCTCTGATTGATCCACATAGCCCAAGGAATCGTCCCAAGCCTTCTTTTTAACCCAAGCAATAAAATCCTCCTGATCGGTGGACACCTTAACTTTAGTGTCCTTGGCAGGAGTATCCTTAGCCTTAGCCGCCAGCTCTTCTTCATATCTAGCCCTAAGGAGCTTAGTGTACTCAGGATCCTCAAGAGTTCTAAGGAGTAGCTTGTAGACACGTGCCCGTGCTTTATTTACTTTCTCCCCATAGGAGCCTGTAAAGGTGTTGAGGAAGTCAGACACCTTGTTCTTGCTAAGCCAGTGGCTTTCGAACTTATCATTAGACACAGCGGATCTAGCAAGGGGCTTACCATATTCGATGTCACCAGTTGCCTTAAGTTTCCTCATAGCATCCGTCTCACCAATCATACCCCTAGATTGAGCCATGTCACCCCACTTACCGTAGAATGCACCCATTCGCTCAACGATCTCTTCAAACAATTCATTACCGTCAAGATCGGTTGTATAACCGTCTCTTCGTCTACGAATCATTTCATCAAGATCGTCACGATCCATTCTGGTCGAATCAAGGAGTTTGAGGATGTCGTCTGCTACGATGTCTACATCTCGCTCACCATTCTTTCTATAGAAGTCTCTAGCTTCCTCAGCTGTACGAGTAGTCTCAGCATTATTGAATTGCTTGAAAGTAGTTCTATCGCCTCTTTCAGTCTTACCTAGGGAGTCCCAAATCTTCCTGACAGCTTTACCCGCACTAGTCTCAGTTTTTACTTTATCAATGGCGCCTTGAACAGTAATTGTAGGGAGTTTCCCCTCAAGGTTCTTAAGAGCACTATTGAATGCCTTATGAATCTGTGTCTTCTCAATAGCCTCAGGAATGCCAGTCTTCTTAAAGACGTCCTTGGCACCTGAGGCAATCTTTTCAGAGTACATTCGTGCACGCCTAGACGCATCCCCTAGCTTAGTAGCATCATCCTTAAACTTAGTTGCTCTAGCGATTCCCTCAATGGATGCACCAAAAGCCATACCAGTGGCCATATCCATAAGAGCATCATTGTCGTCACCAGATGAATAGTTATTGAGCTGTCCAGAGGCAACACCCATTACGGCGCCGTATCCAATCCTACCAATAGCGCTACTAGAGCCAAAAACAGGCAATGCGGTAAGAGGATCACCAAACATAGCACCAGTGCCAGATACAAGATTGTTCCAAAGGCCTGCTTGTCCCTGAGCATCTCTATACTCCTGTACACTTTTAATTACTTCGAGGTTACTCTTAAAGTCCTCACTGGAGGATGCACCCTTGAGGACTGCTCTATATCTATCTAGATTATAGCCAAGTTGCTTAAGAGCATCCCAACGCTCTTCATCAGTTGGAACATAGGTGTTTTTGGCAAGACCTTCCTCATACCCGTAAGCCTTTCTGATCTCTACAGCACCCCACTCATTAGTAAGGCCACCTACAAAACCAACTTCAGGCTTTGGCTTCTTATGCGCTTCTTCGTATTCTTTTTCTTCAGAACCTGTGAGACCTCTAGCGACGACAAACTTATCTGTAAAATAAAGACCGGGGTTAACGGTTTTCCACCCAAGATCTTCTGGAGAAGCATCGGGAAAGATAGGCATTAGTCCTCCTTATTAAGGTATTCTGTATAACCCTTGACGTTATGGACAGTCTTTCTGACTAGCTTATCAACAACACCAAGAGGCTCAACCTTAGTTCTAGATTGTTCATCAATATACTTCATAAAGCCCTCATGAATACTCTTTCTATCCCATCTAGCCAGTAGAGACCTAGTGTCTGCGTCAACAACTTCAAAAGAATCCGTCATAGGGTTGTACCCTTTAATGACACCTTCTTTTGCGTCCTTCTTAAGGGTTTTGATTTTATTGGTTACTTCTTCCACAAACCAATCCCTAGTAGCCTCAGGTCTGACACCTTTAATCATGAAGAGCTTTGCAGGGATCCTAGAGTCATCAATAGAAATAGTTTCTTTGTCAAGATCCTCTCTGGATCTATCCATAGCGTCCTTTCTAGACATGCCAACATTCATGTAAGCATAAGTCCTATTAACCATGTAGCTTTGAGAGTACAAATCTCCCTTAGCATCCTTGGCTAGATTGTCGTAGATCCTCTGTTGCTCCTGTCGACCTTCCCTAGTTTCGCCTAGTTTCTTCTGTTGCTTGAGGGCGCTCACACATTGATTATAGGTCATCCCAAGTTGGTTTGCGTTCATCATTGCAAGAAGAACGTCCATATCATAGGAGCCCATACCACCAAAAGCTGTAACAAACTGCTTATGGTTAGACACATAAAAGCTATACATCTTATCAAGATAAGCAGGCTTTTCAATACTAGCGGCATTAGAGTTCTCAAGGGATAGAATGTCAGCCTTAATAGCCCTAACAACATTGCTACCTACCTTACTAAGGTAACTAGAGGCAGGGTTATAGCCACCAGTTGGATTACAGGCCATCTCTAGGATGTCATTTTCAGTGATTCTCCCATCCTGAACAGCAAACATGAACTCTCTATCAATATGTTCTTTAGTAGTCCCTACGACATTCTCAGGATTAGTCGGAAGACCCCTAAGCATGGACTCAATATAGTAATTCGCATTGAGGGATCTACCTTCTTCCTTAAGGGCATCAATTGAATTAGCAGTGTTCTTAGCAATCAAGGCTCTCTGTTGATCTCTAGCACTTTGTAGTGATCTAGTAAGGTACTCTACTTCAGCGCTTACAACACCGCCTGCCCTGTCCTTTGCAAGAGCAAGCTCCTGCTCGATAGAACCTGTATCACCATTAGCTACCCAATTGTCAACCTTAAGAGCCTGAGAAGTCCAACGTTCAGCATCAGCCTTCCATGCGGCATTACTAGCGGTCTTGAGAGCTTTGTCCCAAGCAACAGCACCTACCATATCCCTTACAGAGCTCTTACCATCAAGAAAGTAAGGCTTCCAGTTCTCCAACTGCTGTAGGATATAGACACCATCCTCTCTACCTGCAATGTCCTCAAGGAGTCCAGAGACCATAGTTGCTTTATCTGCAGGAGAATAGTGGGCTAGCTTAGGGTTCTTCTCACCATCAAATACATCAAGGATAGTCCCCACAACGTATGCCGCATTCTTAGAGAGATCGTTAACAGCACCCCTAACATCAGCCAAATCAACAAGTTTAGCCTGTTCCACAGACCACTTGTTATTAGACTGGATGTTCTGCAATAGAATCTTCTGTCTACTTTCAGGACTATCTGCATAGAAACCCTTAGAGAACCAAGAGTCTTCATTAATGTCGTACCCAAAGGAGTCTCTAACATCCTCCATGGCCTTACGAACATGCTTGAAATACTCTGCGTCGACTTCTTCAGGTGACTTTCCGTTAAACTCGTTTCTGTTTACTCTATCTTGGAAATCCTGTTCTGCAAGACTAAAAGCCAACTTACCATGCTGGTACTTAAGTCTAGACATAGAGACAGGGTCATACTGGAAGGGAATGTTGTTATTCTTAACATCCTCTTGGTACTCCTCAAGGGAGTGAGTACGGAGATACTCATCGGCTTGCTTAAAAGCCTTTTCCTTATAGGCGTCTGCTACAGTACCTAGCTTTTTAAAACCTTCAGCAACAGTAGACAGCCAATCAACTTCTTCCTGAGGGGGCTTAAGGCGATCCTTAATGTTAACCTGAACACCCTTAGCTTCCCCTAGTTTAGTCATGTCCTGACTAAAGTAATTCCAATTATAAAACTCTTGCTTAGCAGAGGAAGCCCCTGCACTATTCTTATAAGCCATTAGTAAAAGTAACCTCCTCGTTCTCTAGGTAGCACATTAGAATTATAATAATTAGACCACTGCTGAATGAAGTCTACATAGGGCTTATACTGTTGGTAATTAGCCATTACGTTACCAAGGATGTTACCACCAGTATTGGATGCAATGGTCGCACTAGAGGACGCTCCGCTCATACCAGTAGATGCAAGTAGACCTGCGTCACCAAGACCTGCCAGTGCCCCTGAGGACAGACCCGTAGAAGCGGCAGTAGTAGCACCGCCAGCAACTACGCTATTAGCCGCGAGACCATAAGAAGACAGGAAGCCAGAACCTAGAGAGGTGCTAACAGCCCCTGCACCACCGATGCCTGCAGAAGCACCCGTAGCAGTAGATGCCGCGGCTGAAGAAGCGGCACCACCAAGCGCACCACCAACGGCACTGCCAATACCTGCAGTAGCGGCACCCAAAGCGGCACCTGTAGTGACACCTTGGAAGAGTTGAGCATACAACTTAGAACCCTTAATAAAGCTATTAGATAGATTATCTCTAGCCTGCTCTACAGCGTTCTTAGTCTCAATGTAGAGAGCCTCCTTTTGAGACCTAATGTTCCACACATCAACCTCATAGGCTTCCTTTAGAGCAGTCTGCTGTCTAAGATTCGTACCTCTAATAACCTGCCCAAGTTTATCTTGAGTCCTACCTTCCAAACCCGATTCAGCCTGAGCCGCCTCAACTTGTGACTGATTTTGGAAAGCGTTCACCGACATGTTGAAAAGGTTGCCAACTGCAGAGTCATAAAGGGATCGCTCTTGTCTATTCAGAGCGGCTTGATTGTAGTTGTAATTAAGTTGCATGTAATACATCTGCTTCTTAAAAGCCTTAATCTGATTTCGATTAGTCTTTGAAGCACTGTACAATGTACTACCACCGCCAACTACTGCACCAACAGCGGCGCCTATTCCGATAACTACACCACTCATTCTTTAATCAATTCCTTTCTATTAGTTGTTAATAGCAGCCACTCAGGAGTAAACTCTTTCTCACATTCCCTTAGGTCAACCTTATCAGTTCTAAAGCACATCGTAATGTGCGTGTCTTCAAGCGCCCTAAAGGCTTGCCTACGACCACCCTCAGCCTGAATGACGTTGTAACCCTTAAGCCTCCCTACAGTATTCCCTAGGGTAACATAACAATCCCCACTGACAATTACAGTAGTAGGGATCTTGATGTAAGCTCCAATAATAGCTACATCCTTAGGGATAAAACAGGTTCTGTAATACACCCCTTCATAAACAAAGTGTTCAATGGGGATCTCAACTTCATTACAGACACAACTCTCCATAGCATGAATTGCGATGTCACAAAGCATGTTATTCTGCTCAGGAGTTAAGGGTTTCAACTTCATACGCTACTATTCCTTCTAATGTAAAGACCTTCCCAACCGCCTGAAATCAGGTTAATAGGTTGGACATTGTCGGAGCAGACAGTAATGACTACTTCATCATTATTGTCTTGAATCGGGAACTTAAACTTACCCGTGTAAACCTTGTTTGCCCCCAAGATAGTCGTAGATTCACCAAGGTTCCTACCAGTAAACCTATACTTAAAGTGCTTTTTCTTAAGGTCGTTATCAACCTTGCATTCAAATACACCAGACTTACTATAGTTCAACCAGAAGTATCTAAGCTGTAGCCTACCTTCAATCTCAGAGATAACACCTCCAGTATCCGTATTCCTCTTAATGGACTGCTTAGAGAGAGTCACACAGAATTTGTAGGTAAGACCCACAAACACCTCAACACCCCTCATGTCCCCTTGGATCCTAAAGACACCATTGGAATCCCAATCAGCAACCTCAGTAACGTAACCGTCTTTAGTGACAATGAAATACTTATGATCCTTAGTGGATGGGATAGCACCGTAGATATCCATAAGAGACACCTCAGTATAATCCTCATAGTCACTGTACTTATTAGACTGAGGAATTACATACTTCTTCTTACGATCCATAAAGAGCCTAGTAGGCTCATCAGAGAAGTCAACAGCATTACCTGTCAACAACGCTTTCTCTAGATACAGACCACTCGGAGAGTTAATAAGAATATAAACCTCTGAGTCAACAAACTCCGCTAGAAGAACCTCAGAATTCTTGTTCGCAAATTCCCACTTGAACCAAGCCTGCTGTTCACTAGTAGCATTAATAAGAATAAATTTATAACAGTATACGATATTAGGGGTAGTAGAAGAGATAGCCGTAACTACGTTCTCTGTGGTGTTCCCAGAGAGTCTAGTGATGCCCTTAGGGATGTACGTAGGCACATGTGCGGATACATCTTCAGCATCCTTAAGGTCAGCCACGTCCTGCAAGGAGTAGTAGCGCATCACAGAACAGTAGTTTACTCGATCATTCACAAAGAAGATCGAAGGGCCAATAGAGATAGGTTGAACATTCGTGTCATAGTCAAAGTTAGTGATCTGGTCGCACTTGACACTCTTAGGGGTCATGACACCATCACTAGACAATACAAACTGACCTTCACGGGAGAACAACATAAGCTCTCTTGCAAAGGGCACAGCATGAGTCAGAATGGCAACCTTATTAGAGGAAACCGAGACATCAATAGGGTCAGTGTCTGCAATAGCCGCAGAGGACTTAAACCAGAAATTAAAGAAGTCGTTGGTTGCACTAAGGATAATGGATTCATCAGCGATGACCCCTAGGCGATTACGATAGAAAAAGATATCGTTAATCTTCCTACCAATAAACGAAGGATCAGGATTAGTGTCTTCATTACCTGCACCCCTATCAACCCACGGGAGCTTCTTAAGAAGAAAACTTCCATCCTCCTGCCTAACAATAGCATGGGGCATATTCTTAGGGTTAATTTTAGTGGGAATCTTAGGTGCTACAGTTTCCTTCCACACCTTATGTTTGTCATCCCACTTTACATAGAAGTCATCATCTTCGGAATTCTTTTCCCCAGACACCTGCATGATGTAATCCTCAGGGGCAATCGGAGGGAGCTTATTAACAGCCGTAACCTTACCCATGTAGGCAATAGCGTTCTGGTTACCAAAGCCGTCCTTAACAAGGACATTAGGAGGATCCCACACAAACTTAGATTGGATCGTAATAACAGAGTCGCCAACTAGATCTACGTTATAGGAACTCATGCTTGCACTAGACCTAGAGTAACCCATAGACGTTCTACCACCAACCTGATTCAATAGGTCATCATAGGTACCACCAACGTCAGGATTACCACCATCAGGTTTCTTATCGGTTTTAAGAAGTGAATACAACGCTCTTGCAATAAATGCAGTAGTAGTCTGAACAGCTTGCTTAGCTTCACCACCATCAGGGGTAATGACGCCGCACATATACTTACCTTCGACATAAATGGCGTAAGTCTTAGCATACTGGGCATTCTTGATGTACACTAGAGCAGTATTCTTTTTACCCGCTGGGGACTCACCTTCTACAGCGTCTACCTCCTTCTCAGTGTTCAAGACAAAGGTGTAGTCAGCAACAGTAACTACCTTTAGTTTTCCCTTAGGGTCACTAGTGGTAATGTACTGTTTTGACTCATCATCTTCAAACGTGCATGTCTTAGGCTCACCATTAAGATCAAAGATTTGATATTCCCCAGAGCCAATCTGGAGAATGTACTTTTCCTGTTCGTCTCTATTGATTACATGGTACTTCTTCTTTGTAGCGTCAACACGGTCAGACAAACGTTTGATTGCAAGAGTCGGAGGTCTCTTTTGGAGACCCTCAACTTCATTAGGAAACCCATTGACAAGCTCAGTTACCTGATCGGGAAATCTGATGATGTCAGGCTGTTGAGAGACACCACCTTTAAATGAGTGAATGCTTTGAGACACTAGAGGCATGCTTAGCTCCTCTGAGTCTGCTGACTGATGAACTGGTCATCATTGAGAATGTTATAGTTACCATCCGTCAGTTCATAGTCTACAATGTCTGCATAAGCCGCACTCTCCTCTAGCTGAAGATGTGAGTCGATGTCCGCAGAGGTAAGATACCTCATCTGAAAGACTCTACTGGCTCTAACAGTAATATACTTTCTGAAGACCTGAGGGAGCTCCTCAAAAGGGAGTTCCCTGACAAGTTCATCCAGAGTGATGCCTTCAGGGAACTCTAGATTCCCTGAATCAAGATCATAAAAATAGCCTTCTCTACTCACGAACTTATAGCTAGTAGAGACAGCCCTTAGGAAGTCTCTACCATAAGCAACTTTGTTAGTAAAAGAGTCAGGCTTCAAGGTAACACTGGTGAGAGTGTTAAAGCTGTAACCCCTAGACTGGATCTCTTGACTGACAGCCTTAAGGATTCTTACAGCATTCAGCACATCCACATTAGCATCATCCTCAAGAGAATTAACAGGGCTAGAGCCTACGGATGACAAAATTTCATTTACTGCATCAAGTTCAGTGCTAGGAGTTACAATCATTATTCTTCCTTGTTGTTATTCTTTTCGACGGTTCTTCGAGGCTTAACAGGCTTCGCAGTTGCACTAAGGAGACCCAGTTCCTGAGCCTCCTCGGGGGTAAGCTGATACCCCCACTTGTGCACCTGACAGAAGTAAGTAGTCTCGTAAGCCTTCTTTACTTCTTCAATAGTCATTTATTCAACCTGAGCAGTCTGAACAAAGATACCGACAGCTTCAGGACGGAGACCGCCGTGACCCCAAACGGACATACTTGTCCGCTAGACTATCGCTTACCCCTTAGGGTTCTTTTCATTTAGTCGTTGCTTGTGCCAATAAAGGATCATCTCAGCATCATGTCTTTTAAGCCTAAGATGTGGGATGATTGCCTTTAATACTTTAGTAGCAGTTCCGTAGAACGATGCTCCAAAGTTTAATCGAAACTCTTTAATGTTTTCTTTTGTTGTCTTGTAGATCTTACCGCCATAGGTATTTTGGATTAGCTCTACAGAACATACATCAGATTTTTGTACATGGATCTTAAGCCAATGTTCTCTATCGGAACACCTTAGATATCCATCACCATCAATGTATCCTGCTAACCATGCAGGGCTAGCATTCTTTTTGTATCTAGTTGGGCCTGTATCAGCCCTAGATTCTTTAGCAAACTTTCTAAGCTCATCCACCTGTTCTTGGGTGAGATTAACTCCTGAAAGTTCTCTACGCTTATCAAGCATTCTTTGGAAGTGCTTTCCTTTAATTACCATGTGCTTGATAATATGTGGCAAGAACTTTTCTAAGTCATTCTTACCAGATACTTTCCAATACTTTTGATTCTTGTCTTTTACATCAGTGATGCTACCTACATCGTAGGAGTCTCTTAGGAACTGGAGAAGCTTAAAGCCTCTACCTCGAGTATCAATCTGAGTAATACCAAACTGAAGACCTATACGAAAGAATCCGTCTACGGTTTTGTTAAAGTGGAAAGCAATAGTTCCGTCAGCGTCTACGAAACCAGCAACATATTTATTTAGAGTTTCATTATAGTTACTCATCTTTGTATACACCTATACTGTTTTATGAGTTATTTGGCTTCAATCGGGTTGTCTAAAAAGAGTTTCCCGTTATTTAGAAAAGATTACGCGACAGGTTAGTTTATCGCGTACTTGGCAATGATCTGGTCAGCCTGATATTCGGCTCGACGAGCACGTTCCATAGCGAGATCCTTGAGCTTCACCGTACCAACAGCGGAACGATGGAAGACAATGCCCTGAAGACCCGCAGTCTTGATCTTATCGTTAAGAGCATGCTTGCCATCAATGCCATCATTCAGGAGGTGCGGAACTTCAAGGACTTCAAAGCCACAAATCGTCTGGAGCTTGCCCGTGTTCGGATCAAAGAGGGCATGGTAGTTAGCGGCATCAGGCATAAGAGCCTTCATGACAGCAGAGTAGCCTTCAGGCGTGAGAAGGCAATAGCGGTCACCCTGCGGGACGTAGTTCTTCGTCATCTGAGCACGAGCCGCGAGGAGACCCTCAAGGATCTTATTGCCGTACTCAGCTTCCTGCGTAATCTCAAGACCCGTAACAAACTCAAAGGCCTTACCCGTACCGAGAACCTTGTCGGCACCAGTACCATTGTCGGGAATATTGCCATCCTTGAACTCAGCGTCCTTAGCGGCCTCATTGGCAAGCTCATTGATAATAGCACAGTCAGCACCCATAGCGAGAGCTTCACCAAGCTGACGGGAATACTCGACTCGAACGTCATAATGGTTCATCGCATCGTCGATATCCGTGATAAGGCAGTCAGCCGTAAGGAGACCGTCGATAGCGATGACACGTTCATTGTGTTCCATCTTCTTACGCTGGTCATCAAGGGAGTTACCCGGTGCAAGATACTTAGCACGGGTACGACCCATCACAGCGAACGAAGCGGACTTACCATGCGAAATCGTTCGAACCTGATGACGAGACATCATAACGGAGGTGCGGGAGAAAGCAGTCAGAACTTCACCCGTGAAGACCTTCATAAAGAGTGCATCACGATCGCCCGCAGAGAGAGCCTGACCAGGATTGGAAATACCAGTAGCAGCAAGAGCAGCCATTTTTAATTATTTTCCTTTTAAAGTATATAAGATTTGTTGTTATAGATAAAATTAAACACTAGTGGCCCACATTCTCTGTTCGACCTGTCGGGTGTACTCAGGATCCCTGCCATAGCGCTTATCGCTCATAGCCTCGATCACTTCAGATTTGTTTGCAAACCCCTTAGGACGATTCACAGGAGTGGCCGTACCGCCATGAATAGACTTATTAGCGGTACCCATCTTGGAAGTCATCTTAGACTTCATGCCTTCAAGCATGAGGGAAACAGCTTCCAGATTATTGTTGTCGATTGCTCTGTTAAAGGAGTCAATCGTCTTCTGAGGGAGATTCTTGGATGCCCAATCAACAATACGATTGTACTCCTTAGTACCCCCTACGGAATCATAAACAGCCTCAGTGAAGCGAGATTCGAGAGCCTTTCGACTCTCAATGAAACCCTCGATAACCTCAGAAGGATAGCCTGCCTTCTCAAGTTCAGCAACGGTTTCATCGGAGAGCTTGCCATGCTCCTGATATTCTCGGACAGCCTTATTGAAGTCAACACCCTTTTCCTTAAGGGAGGTCTTCACGGCATCAATAGCCTTTTCGTGCTTGTCTACCTCTTCTTGAAGATTCTCTTGATCTTCATTTCGATCATGAACAGCCACATCATCAGCGTGGCCTTCAGTTCCATTAGCTTGTTCTTCATTACGTTCTTCCCCCGACTTTTCGTTCTGAAGAAGGGGGTCTCCAATATCAGGGTCAACCTCAACCTGAGTCGTAGAAGACTCCATGATCTCAATACCCTGTGCTTCAGCCTCCTCAGTGAGAGACTGAGGTTCATTAAAGTCAGTCATTAGTTATCCTTTAGTTATTCAGGTGCCTGCTGTGCTAGTGTCCTAGCTGTGCTAGTGTCCTAGCTGTGCTAGTGTTCTAGCTGTGCTAGTGTTCTAGCTGTGCTAGTGTTCTAGCTGTGCTTCATTGACAGCCATCTGTGCACCTGCGTCAATACCCTGTTGCTGGGCATACTGTTCCATAGTGGCCTGTTGTTCTGCCTGAAGTTCCTCAGGAGTCTTCACTAGACCCGTAGCATCAATATGAGCCGCCGCAAAGATCCTAGTGGCAAGGTTACCAACGTTGAGAGCCTGTAGAAACTCAGGGAACTGTTGCATCAACTGCAAAGCCTGAGCTAGGTTGTTAAGATCCTGTCCTCTACCAAGGGCATCAATACCCGTGATGATGGAGGGCTCAATCTCTGCAATACTCTCGTCAACCACAGGGAGCAAACCCTGAGATTGCATCTGATTGTAGACACAGGCAACAAGAGGAAGCTGTAGCTCCTGAGACAGGAGAGAATAGACACCACCTAGGGTATCCTCAAGTTCACCCGCAACGTACCTAATCTCTTCTGCGGTAACTCTGTCTCTACCCACAGCACCGCTCTGTACTGCAGAGTTAAGAAGGAACGCATAAGACAAACGAGACTCAATCTGTTGAGCTGTAGTGAGTACCGTCTGCATATCCATGCTCTTATTGAGTTGCATGGGAACAACGTCCTCCATACGGCCCCTAACAAAGGCACCGTTCGCCGCCTTAGCCAAAGCCCTGATGTTCGTCTGACAAGCAGGAGACACGAGATAGAGAACCTTAGAGGCAATCATGGAGATATCCACAATGCTCTTAGAGAGATTCTCAAGGGAGATAAGGTCGCCTAGATAATCCTCAACAAAGGATCTACCGTAGTGTTCACCGTCCTTCTTATTGAATCTAAGGGGAATCCAAGGACTCTTGTTTGCAGGATAAGTCTGCTCACTACCCGCAACAGGTTCACCTTCAATCTCCTGATAGGATTCCCACTGATAGGTGTCTCCACTAGCCACACGGTAAATGTGAGTATAGATGTCGACCTTTTCGTTGATAGTCGGTTCACCAGAATCAGGGAGAACAGACTGCATGGAATCAGGAAGGCTACCACGGGAAACAGTGTCCTTAGCAACAATCTGAAGGACATTGCCAACAGTGTCTCTCTGAACAGCGTACTCACGAAGAGTATAGCACCTCATACCGCCTTCAGCAGGAGGCAGGAACAGAAGTGCATTGCCTGCAATGATAAGTTGCTTAATGGCTTCAAAAAGAGTCGGTCTAAGAGACTGAGACTCCATGTACTTAATCATCTGTTGTTCCATCATGGACAAACCGTATTCGATATTGTCCTTCAGCTGGTCGTCAGCAGACTCATTAAGAGCTACAGTCGACTCCGCGTCCAACCCCAGTCTAAAGAAAGGTTGATTAGGAGGCAACAGAGAAAGAAGAAGTTTAGAGGCAAGATTATTAAGACCCCTAGCACCCACAGAATTGTAAGGAGTGGAATAGTTAGTACCACCATCATCAGACTCCTTAGGAAAGAGCATAGGGATCGTGTAGGTTGCGCACTTCTCTGCTCTCTGTGTGTACGGGTCTCTGTCTGTCGTGAGTTTGTCATAGGTCGTCTTAGCTCCTTCAAGAGGGATATTTCCTGCGGTATGTTCACTAGTTGCCATTCCAACCGTCCCACCCATCATTCAATGATTGATTACCAACCATCATAACCCTCCATGTTAGACAAGGTTACGGCCTGCACCTGCAGACACATCAGCATTCCCTGCCTTCTTAATTCTAAGACCCTTCTTACCCTTACGAAGCTGAACCTTTTCGGTTTCTTCCTTCTTCTTCTCAGCTTCACCCTCAGTGTTCGTAAGCTCAAGCTCAGGAGCAGGCGTAGGAGCCTCAGGGGCACCACCACCACCACCACCTCGGTAAGCACCGAAGGAAGCGACATGTGCAACCTTCTTAAAAGCCTTCTTAATGGAAAAGCCCATTATTAAATTTCCTTGTAAAAAGTTTTGTATGAAGAGTAACCCAAGTGTTTCTCATAGGTATTTTCCAACATCTTGTTGTTGAGCGTATTAGCATTAGAGAAGGCCAGCAGCCTTACGTTAGTACATGCCATATTTTCAAGAGCATAAGCCATTGCTCTAGACAAACCAAGACCCTTTTGGAAAGCTACAGTGCACTCTTCATTTAGAAAAGTTACTCCCTCAGGTGCATACCAAGGTCTCCCCCTAGACACTAGGGATGCACCCGAGAGAGCATTTTCTTTGTTATAGAAAACAAGGACGATGAAGTCTTCAAATTCACCACTAATGACACCCTTAAGAAACTTACGCACTACCTTTACGTCAGCATATTTCTTAATGAAAGGGAGGGAGTCAGGGTCATCTTTGATGATCTTCGCACCCTTGTCGATGATCTGTTCTAGGATGTCTCCATCATTAGGTTGCAAGACACCAATCCTAGACACGTTACTTAGGGATGTTAGTCCCTCTGCCAGAACCCACATAATCAATCCTCAGGGCCTTCTTGCCCTTGTTCTTCTTGTGTTCCGCAGTTTCTTCAGCGCCCATTTCAGGAGCCTCAGGTTCGAGCACAGGTTGCTCAATGGCAGGAGCCTGTACCTTAACCTCAGGAACCTTAGGTTTACTAAAGAGCCCACCCATCAGTTATCTCCATTCTGTTTATCGTGTTTATGCCTAAGGTAGGTAACAACCTGTTGAATACCTAGAAGAGTCTCATTACTCTTTTCATACCAAATCATCTTTCGAATGTCAAAGACATCCTCAAGTTTCTCAATGAGATCCTTAGTAACATAAGGAAACTCTTCTTCCTCAACAACGTTGTTTTCGTCTTCTTTGTTCATGTCTTCCTCCTACCTAGGACTATTGATTTAATTAAAAATAGCCCTAGGGGTATTAGTATTGATTAAAAAGGATTGTACTTCTTGGGTAGACCCTCAGATTCACCTAAAGGGTAATCTTCATAATGCAAGATTCTAGCCATAGTTGCCTCTCTAATGGCATCCTCTTCAGTAAGACCCTGAGACTTGAAGGCTTTCAAAACCTCAGGCCACCATTCAGAATCAGGATGCCCATTAAGGAGCTTATTGGCTTTCACAGGACCATAAGTGGGGCATCCCTTATAGCCATCTGTAACGTCCCCTACTAGGGTCTGATAGCACAGCCATTTCTTGGAGTCCTTCTCAGTGATGTTGTATATGACATCATTACCGAAATCATAGAAGTAACCGGGGATTGTCTTGAAATCCTTGTCCATAGACACTGCGACACAAATATCTTTATAGACAGGACTAGTGCAGTAGATACCCACAACATCATCAGCTTCAAGGTACTTGACTGTATGAGAAATGTAGGTTTCTTTAATCTTGTCTACAAGACCTTTGTAACAACAAGGCTTACGATTAGATCGCCTATTGGACTTATAATCAGGATTGTAGGTTTTCCTAAAGTTATCCTCATCGGAGAAACAGAATACATAGGTAATCTCTTCACCACCAAAATGCTTATTCAGCTTCTCATCAATAGCAATGAGCATGTCGGTAAAGTAATCCCATGCGTCATCTACTTCAGCATGACAAGTCCAAAGGCCGTCCCCCCAGTCGATATCCTTCTGGACAGCAGAGGATGCCTTAAAGGCTAGAATATCACCGTCTACAAAAGCATATCTCATTATTCACAAGCCTTAAGGATGGCGTATGCCTTACAAGTGAGCCTCCAATAATTAGTGGCTTCATTAAAGTAATTAATGGCCGTAATATGTCCCCTAGATGCCGCCTCAGCAATCAGCTTGGCATTCTCACGACAGAAGTCCGCCTGAAGTTTCGGATTGTTCTGATCAATATACTTAAGAAAACTAAGATACTTATTCATTTTCTTTCTGAGGTCCCTCATAGTAAACACTCTCTTCTTCCCAATCAACTTCATAGCCAAGACGTTCAAGAATCTCATAAAAGATTTCTTTGTCAGTCCAGTCTTCATAGAGGTTACAGGGATTTGGGATGTGCATAAACAGCAGTTCACCATTCAAACGAACTTCTGCACCACCTGCAGTCCCAAAAACAGGATCCGTCTTATAGAGCCACTTAATGTCAACAACACTCTTTTTGTTGGTCTTACACAAAGCCATTACCTCCTTAGGTTCATTCTTCTTAAGAACCCTTTCAATCTCTTCTACGGTCATAGGTCTACGAATCATAGCTACTCCTTAGTGACAAGAATACCAGTTGGTACCAATCTTACCTTCAGTGTCCAACTGGCAGTTAAACTTAAAGAACTCCTGAGTCTGCCTCATGGATTCCTGCGCGATCCTTACGCAGTCCTCTGCGATTTCTTTGGTTCTACAGGCAACCTGTACCTCATCCTTACCGTTTCCCATATTGCTACGGGTGTCGGACTATCTCTTTACAGCCTATTGGTATTAGCTGTAGTAGGCATTTCGAGACTAGGGGGATCTCACCCCTAGCCCCTACGGTATATACCTAGTCTCTACACTTCCATTCTCGAATCCATTTGCACGCAGATGAAAACGAGACACCAAAGACTTCACCTAGCTTAGTACCTGTACACTTATAAAGTTTCCAATAATCCTTAGCTTTAGCCTTTCTATCAGCATATCTAGTGGAGTTATGTTCGACTTTATGATCGACGATCTTAACTAGCTCAAGGTGGCTAAGGTTACAACAGGCACGATTATGACACTTGTGATGAATCTCATAGCCTTCAGGGACTTCGCCATTAGCTTCTTCCCATACAAGCCTGTGAGCCATAATCAAGGGCTTTCTACCATTATCCTTATACCTGTGATATCTAATCCTTAGATAACCATCGTGATTCAGTCTATGTGATGTGGAGACTATGCAACCGTTTTGATCCTTAGTCAAGACCATGGGTTTACCACGCATAGTTCCTCCAATGTTTAGCTCGGGATTGCCCCAGAGGGGTTTCCCCGAATTAACCTACTTTAACGTGCACAATGAAGTTTATGCACCCACGCCATCATGGCAAAATCTCCGTCCCAACCATGCTTGTAGCCTGCTTTACGCATATTCTCCTCAACAAGACATACCCACTTCTTGCAGATAAGAGCACCTGCAGACTGAAGAAGGGTATTCAAAGCCGAGTGAGGGCTTCGCACATAAACAACCCTGCGATCAAGCCCAAGAATACTATGAGTAATACTAAGATTGCTGTTATCAGGGTGAACACGTTTCCTCCAAGTTACCTTATTGACACCTCCGACCCACTCAGAGGCTGTAATGAGAGTTCTTTCAATATCTGAGCAGAGTTCCTTATAGGCAGGTACTGCATTAAAGAATCTCTCCTTAAGAGCCTTACCATCCTTTGCAGTACCGTGAATCACTTCACCGAGCTTACCATCACCACCTCCGTACATCATACAGTAGATCATAGTTTTCGCTTGATCTCTTGTAGGCAACCCTGCCATCTTCTGGTTATGAGTATGAATGTCACCATTCAGGATCTCATTCACGTATTCCCCATGGTCATAAGGATAGAGAAAATGAGCAAAGCACCTAAGCTCAAGACCTGAAGCGTCGATGCCTGCCTCATACCATCCAGTAGGGACTCTAAAAAGAGATCTACATTCCTCCCCATAGGGAGAGCGTCCTGCAGGTACCTGTGCAACATTAGGATAAGCATGAGTTGCACGACCAGTGACAGCCCCATTAGGATTAACAGAACCGTGAATGCGAGTGTAACCATCTTCATCCTCCTTCATCAACTTTAGCCACGCATTGTCACCTTCAGCAAGCTGTGCAATACGCTTGTTAATCAGAAGGTACTCCAAGATGTCCTCAGTAAGGTCAATACCCTTAGCAGTCTTCAGAGTCTCTTCATCAACCTTAGGGGCACCTGTAGGAGTCATTTCAGTAGGCTCCCAGCCTCGATCCATGAGAACCTTGGCAATGTGTTGGCGACTATTGGGGTTAAAGGTGACCTCTTCATACTGAGGGTAAGGGACACCCGCCTTAATGCCACGCTTAGCGTTATCCCGCTTATAGATCTTGTCTCCCTTATAGACAGTCCAAGACCCACCTTTGGAAACAAGGTTCTCATAAAGAACCTGTCGCTTACCTGCCAATTCGGAATATAGTTTGGTTGCTTGATCTTTATCAAAGACAAACCCATTGCGTTCCTGCTTAGCCATCACCCAAGCAATGTCATGCTCAAGCTGGATTGCCTTAAGGGGGTAACCCTTGGCCATCAGCTTCTGGAACAACTTAAGGGTAACCACAACGTCCTGCTTGTTGTACTCATACATCTCATGAGTAAACTTGTCCCAAGCACCCTCATGTTCGCCATAGGTGCCCTTCAGTTCACCCATACGGTAACCATAAGCCTTCAAGCTGTGGGAACCATATAGAGCCTTAGGGAGCCTACCAGAACGCATAAGACCAACGTCAGTGTCCTTGATATTCGAGTAGATCAAACGAGCAAGTACAAGAGTGTCAATACAGACATCTCGAACATCAAATGCAAACCTCTCCCCCTTGAGCTTCTTAAGAGCAGGGATGTCGAATTTGCAAATATTGTGGCCAACGATGCTGTACCCACTAGTACCATACTTATTCAGGGCATTAAAGAACTCATCAAGATCAGTGTAACCAGTGTACAAATCAGTGTAGGAGTCATACAACCAACCACACCAAAACCTCTTGGTCGTATCAAGCAACCCATCAGTTTCAATATCGAATACAATATATTTGTCTTTAATTGTCAGCATTTTCTATTCCTTAAATAGCCTTGCTAAAAGATCCTACAGGAACACCAGAAGGAAAGCTACTGTAGTAGAGATCACCCACATTGCAATCACGTAGATCTTGAATATCAGACAGCTGAGGTCTCTGTACTCAGCAGAATGCTCATACTCAGCGGCTAGAAGCACAGGAGCTATAGGAAGCAACAGGATAATCCAAAAGCATGAGAGGGCACGATCCGTAAGAGACATGTCCTTGTCGTAATACCAGAAAGTAAGTGGGTAAATAAACTCTTTAAAACTCATTTTCTTCATCCTCAAAGGGACACTCAGGGTCTGCCTCATAGTCAGAGAGCCTACCAGTATCCCGATCGTAGTAAAGGTATCCACTGATACCAGTGTCACCACTAAAGCGATTCTTAAGGACTCTGAGAGTCAACACATTGGGATTGTCACCCTGTTGGTTCCTCTCAAGACCAATAACCATGTCAGAGAGCTGTGCAATAGCTCCAGACCCTCTAAGTTGACTAAGGGATACCTGTGCACCCTCTTCATGTCCCTTCTTTTCAGGACGCTTAAGGTGAGACACTACGAACATGGTAGCTCCAGTCTCTTCCACAAGTGAACGAAGGTTAGTCATTAGCTTGTCAATAGCCTTACGTTCACCACCATCCTCATCAGTGTCCATACCAGAGACCACAATGGAGATATGGTCAAGGAAGATACGCTTACAGCCGAGTGACACAATCATGTACCTAAGTTTACTAAGCAGATTGCCTGAATCAAGAGACCCAAAGTGGTCATAGAGGAAGAACCTGCCGTTACCAATTGTCTCGCTAAAAGCTCTGCTTCGCTCACCTTCATCTGCACACTCAGGGTCGAGTATAAGCCGGCTATTGAGATGGATAGACATGAGTTCCAGCCCAGTTTTTCGAGTAGATTCTTCAAGAGCAACAATTCCGCAAAGTTCTCCCCTTTGAACACCAAAGTAGTATTCGAGTTCTCTGAGTATTGTTGACTTTCCCATACCACTTCCACTTGTGAAGACATACAATTCGCCATGTCTAGCTCCTTTAGTTTTATTCTGAAGTGCAACCCAAGGATACTCCACAGAATCCTTAAGATCATCAATGTTGGTTACGCACTTCTCATACAAGTCCGTACCCGCAACAATCCCATCAGGCCTGTAAGGCTTGGCATTCCAAACAGCCTGAATAACATCACTGCCTTTGCCCTCAAGTAGGCACTCATTGGGATCCTTCAAAGGAAGGTTAGCAATGAACGCCTTACCTGCAGGCAACACCTTGGCACACTCTTCACAAGCCTTACGACCAGGTTCATCCATGTCAAACATGAGAACCACTTCTTCAAACTTGTCAAGGTACTCAAGGTTATCTTCAATAGCCTTCTTAGCCGCTTGAGCACCATTAGGGATGCTCACAACAGGCCACTTGTTATACTGAAGCTGACTCACAGTAAGACAGTCAATCTCGCCCTCGGTGATCACAATCTTCTTACCAGAAGACCACAACTGAGAACCAAAGAGTCGATTAGAGATCTTACCAAGGACTGCAAAGGTCTTATCAGGAAACCTAAGTTTCTGACCTACGATGTTACCGTGGTCATCATAGTAGTTGGCTACTTGACAGGGAGTTCCCTTGTAGGAACCAACCATATACTTGAACTTAGAACAGGTGTCCTGACTGATCTTCCTTGCAGAAAGATAAGACACATCAAGATCATCAAGAGGAATACATTCCTTACACACAGCATTCTCCTTTTTATGGATTACTTCCCCATCAGCTCTAAAATACGAATTACAAGAAAAACAATAACGATGGCCATCGCTAAAGACTCCACAGGCGTCAGAGGAGCCACACTTAGGACAAGGTTCATGATAAAGAAACGTACCCTCTTGATTCATCTTTTAATAACCCAGTTTACAACGAAGGCTCTCCCAACCGTACAGGTTTCTATGGTACCACATGTCTCCTGCCCAAATACAGGGGTGCTCCATGGGTGACATATGACCTGCGTCAAGGAGCCTTCGTGCCAGCTTCTTGTCCTTGCGTTCGTCAGGACAAGAGCCGTCATGGTTGTTGTAAGACACTCTCGCACAGCGTGCAGAGGAAATAAGCATGAGATCATTAATGAGGACTTCAGAAGAACTAAACGAGTTCATGCAGTGCTCATCAACTTCCTCTTGAGTGATAAAGGGAAGACTGACATACTTCCCACAAATATGGTAGACACTAATGATAGTATTGCCTACCTTGCCCATCTCACCCTTAATGGCCCTTGCAAGATCCTGCATCTCAGGCTGTGCATCACTAGCAAGCCTAAGATGCAGGAAGTTCTCCCATTCAGTAGCAGTCACAATCACGTTAATGTACTGGAAGGGTTCAAGGATTCGGTTGATGTGTTGCTTATGGATACCAAGAGCAACCATGGATTCCGCAACAGCTACTGCATTGTCTACAGCTTTAAGCCAGAGATCCTTAAAAGACTCATAGGTATCCTCAGAAGCCTCAACAGTGCCAACCATGCCAGATTGATTCATGTAGACGTGAGAAGGGATAAAGGGGTCATTGCGCACTTGTTCAATAACCTTAGCTACAGGAATTGCACGGGAGCTACTGGCATTGCGACTGAAGACCCTGTGAGTCATGAATTCACTATGGATCATCCTAGGATACCTAAGGACGAACGTATAAAGATTATCCTTATGGCAGATGCAAAGGGCTTCACTAGATCCAACTTTAGTTGTCATTATCTTCCTCATCATAGTCGTCGTCTTCATCCTCATCGTCTTCTTCATCAAGGGATTCAAGATATTCCTGATACTCGTCTTCCCAACGAGCTTCCCAATCAGATTCCATTCGATCAAGTTCCTTCTGAGTCTGCATAATTGCCTCTCTTTAAAAATAAAATGTGGTGCCCTAGGAGGGAATCGAACCCTCACGAGCCTTGCTTCTCCACTGATTCTAATTCAGTTGTGTATACCATTTCACCACTAGGGCCTGTGGGGTAACCGTTGCCCCATTCGGATCTATTTCGGTAGACATCCTATTCGGGAGCTACCCGACCTGCTAAGAGCCGTAGGACTTCCTCACTTCCCCTATTGTGAGAGGAGTACAATCAAACAGCATATTTCGGTTTCCAATTCCGTTCCCTCTGGTACTTCCCGTTACATGAGCGACTGCAAAAAGACATCTTGCCTTGAACAGCTCTAGGCTCTCTAGAGAACGTTTTACCCCAGAAAGGACACACAAGCTCTACAAGAGTTCTTCCTGTAGAGCTGTGCATCCTATTGTGTTCCCTGCTGTCCATAACCTGTAGATTCTCAATAGCGTTGTTGTGCTTATTCTCATCCAAGTGATGGACAATTTCATTCTTTTCTAGGAGTCTTCCCAGAGGGTTTTCCATTACAACCCTGTGCATGAGAACATAACCGTTCTTAGTTGCATTAGGGTGATCTGGAACAAGAGCATATAAGTAATCGCCTTTCTTGATTACCTTATTAATTTCGAATAACATCTTGCTCCTTAGTTTGGTACAACGTGGAGGAATCGAACCTCTTGGCTCCTTCCCGATGTTTTATGCCGATAGTTTAGAAGACTATTTCGGGGGCACGTTGTGAATGTTGATTATTGCTTCAAGTCGTCTATTGGTGTCTCTGAGTATCTTAACACCTTCCCCGTGTAGTTCTGCACCTTCTGACAGTAGGTTTCTACACTGGATGATTGACTCTGCATAAGCTCTATCGGTATGTTGCATGATGGCTTTGTTTCCTGCATTGATGTTGTACTGCAGGCGGTTAACCCGCTTATCAATAGCAGATTGCACAGCATCAGTGGTAGCCATGTCTTTAAGAAGTAAGTTAATCGTCGCATCCTTTCTTTCCTGTAGAGTCTTTAGTTCCGTTAAGTGAGTCCGTTGCTCTTCTAGGAGAATCTCTTGATTTCTTTTTTCCTCAATAGATTCACCTAGAGCCAGTCCTAGAATGAATGCAAGGATAACCATAAGAGCTTTCACATACTGCATACTCTCTCCCTAGGAGTATTGATTTTATTCAATGCGGACAACATCCCCTTCTTCAGGGTCTCCATTAAAGTCCTTAAAGACACCCTTGGAGAAGGTTACCTTACTCCAGAACGCCTCAGTATCTTCATACCGAGCAAACTTAGCGCCCTTATACCATCCCTTAACATCAAAACAAGGGCAGTCTTTGTTGACGCCTGCAAAATCTCTGTGACCAAGGACAACGACTTCATCTTTATAGTAACCTCTGAGATAGTCCAGTAGACACTTAAGAGACTCCTTCTGCTCCTCTGTAAAGTTGTCTACAGACTTGCCTTTTGCATTCACACCGCCAATGAGGCAGATACCGACAGAGCAGTTGTTGTAACCCTTTACGTGGGAACCAATGGCCTCTAGGGGCCTACCTCTCTGGATGGTACCGTCAGTAAGAATTACAAAATGATAACCGATACCCAACCACCCCTGCTGTCTGTGCATCTGGTCAATGGTTTTCCATGTAAAAGATGGCACATTCTGAGTGGCAGAGCAGTGAACGACAAGATATTTAGTAGTCTCTCTATTCTTATAAGAGACAAAAGATTTATGCTCCTCAATCGTCGGAGCCTTGAAAGAAACCATATTTTAATTAACCTTTATTAAGAAGAATCCCTTCAGGAATTACCTTGGGATCCTCTTTAATCCATTCAAGGGGGATTGTTTTGTCTGAATACTTGATCCCATTCTTTTCACAAAAGGACGCATAAGTTGTTTTGCTTCCTTTGTAAATGGGGGTTTTGGATCTACTAAAGACAAAGCGAATGTCCAACTCGGGGTGTTGAGCCTTAATTAAAATATGTTTCTTCCTATCTTCAGAATCCCATACACCTTTAGTTTCTATGAGAATCCCATTAGGCAAAACGAAGTCAGGAGTATATTTGTGCTTACTTTCGGGCACAATATACTCCAGATACTTCTCCTCATAATGAGGCTCAATGCCGAAGGCCCTGAGGGAGTCTGAGACTTTCTCCTCAAGGCCGCTTCGGTAAGTTCCCTTGTTGTGCATCCTCTTTTTGCTATAGGCCGCACTACGGGTAGTCATTTATTCCTCTTTATGCTCCTTAAGCAGGTTGCTACGAGAAGGAAGCATAATCCTACAGCCTTCATGAACCTCATCTTCATAAATGTCATACTCATAAGAGCCGAAAACTCGAATGAAGTATTTATTGTCCCTATCGCTCCAATCGGGCAGGATTTGTCCAATCATAAGGTCGGGACGGCAGAAGCACTCTGCAGATTCATCAACAGGATCAAACATGACAAGGACACAGGCACCCTCAACACCGCTAAGATCCTTGCTAAGGAATTCATCAATGCTGTAAGGCTTATCGTACTCGACACCTTCTTCGTCTTCAAAGATAAGATCCTTATCCTTGACATAGAACGTGAACGAGTAGGGCATCACACCGTAGATGAATTTAGCGTCATAGAAAGCGGTGGTGTTCTTGAAGTCCTTCTTATCGTTCCCAGCAAAGGAGCAATAAAAGTCAATTGGTGCCTTACCATACTTTTCAATGTGCCAGTTGTAAGCCTCAATTGCTGACTCAAGAGCCTTTTCAAGACCTTCCTCAGTAAGGAGGAGGCCGAGCCCTTCACGAATCTTATGGCCGAAAGTAAACTTAATCATTTAGAAATCTCCGGGGACATCGTTATCAATATCTTCAAAGCTCTTATAGGAATCCTCAGGCTCCTCACCGTTATAACCCTCTTCCTCTTCAAAGCCATAAGAGGACGCAGAGGCATCACCGAACTCATTCAGAGAGATAACCTGAACTGCAAGGAGTCGCAGTGAAAGCCCACAGGTACGCGTAGAGGGCATGTAGTACGGGTTGGCAGTGAAGGACACCTTGATGACACTGTCTCGACCGATGTTTACGTCAATGGGCTTCCCCTTAGAGTCAAACTGGCGGATCTTGACGGTAATCTTGGAACCATCCTTCTTCGTGATGACCGCCTTCTGCTTGAACTTCATCACAATGCGGCCTTCTTCATCCTTTTCATAGATGTCCTGAGTCACCACCTTGCGGCCCTTTGCAATGGCCTGCTTGACGTTGTCGTCATTCTCATAGAAGTCCTCAAGGACTGCCTCGAGCTTAGACACGAGGGAATTGGTCTTCTCATCATCTTCCATGACAAGATTGACCTTGTAGTCGCCATCAGGATTAAACTTCGTATCCGGAGTCTTGAGAGCGGGATACTGTGCGAGACCCTTAGGGGTCGTGAAACGATTGTTGTTGCTAGACATTAATTACTTCCTTGTTTGTTGATTTAACCTAGGGAGGCTTGGTTACTCCCCCTAGGAGTATGGATTTTATTAGTTGTGGTTAGCTGAATGCGTACATAGACTCCTTGACTAGCTCAAGATCAAGGTTTCCCTTAGAGGGAATCTCAGGGAGCTTGTCGACCATCTTAGGAGACAAAAGGTTCTCAATGTGATCGTGAAGATCCTGCAGTACATCATTCTTGCTGTAGGTATCTACAAACACTTCCCTAACGGTCGTGAACATGATGTCACCATGTCCTGCAGGTGCTCCATAGGAGTCATGAATCATCGCAAAGGACTTGACACCCTTGTCTACACAAGAGCACACCGTAAGCATAAGGTGAGAAGCATCCATGCTATGGACGTAGTTGGGTGCAATACCCTGCTTCTGCTTTCGGGTGTCAATCTCGGGGGTACTCTCGTACACCACGGGATTGATGGAGGCACCTTCCTCAATCTGGCTATCTTCCTTGAATGGCTCCTTAACTCGAATAGTTCCAGTAGTGAACGTCCTGAGTTGCTTGAGCACAACCTTGTTGTACTTCTGTTTTACAGGGAATCCTGCAGGGGTAATCCAATAGGTAGGCAGGCTCTGGCCGTTAATGTCCTTATCTTGAGCGAGGAGACCACTTGCAACCTGTAGCCAACCCATAGCCTCCACAGCTTTCACTACGACCCCTTGCAGGGCTTCCCAGATCAATCCAGCCATGTACCTAGCGGACTGGCTAGGGCGACTGAATGCCGTGGGATTTTTTGAAAGAGCGGGGTAAATGGTGTCTTCCAAAACCTGTTCGGCAAAGCCAAATTTACTAGAGCCATAGCAGAGCGTCATGGTGCTACGCTTAGTCACCTTACGGGTAACTCCGTGCTTGAGCCATTCCGTGGCCATACTACGGGTACCCTTCTTCAGGTAATCGTCACCGTCTTCAGTTTTAGCCATGGTGTCATCGGTACCATTGTCATAGTCCTTTTTAAGCAACTCGGTGACCTTGGTAGCGACAATGCCATAGATGTCATGAACATGATCGTCAGGCATGAGGTTGACGGCTTCCCCGCCGACTTCATCCCTTAGCATCGCAGAGAAATGCTGTAAGCCAGAGCAGGAGCCATCGAAGGCAATCGGGAGGTGAGACACATACGAGTCACCCTTATCCAGATAGTCCGCCCACTCAAAGCAGAATGCAAGGAATTCCCAAGGGGAATCCGTCTCAGTCCATCGGAGATCCTGCAGGGGATCCTTGGCAATAGACAGAATCATGTCAGTGTTCTCATAGACCCAAGCAATACGCTCTTCAAAGGGTTTCTTGTCAAGGCCGTAGCAGTTAGCACCCTGAAAGGCCAGCCATGTGTGCCCATTCTCGCCCAGAGGCACCCCCTCGGCAAACTCGAGGAGCGACTTAGTAAAGTCATTGCCTTGGGGGCTCAACTGGGTCAATGGGTAGACACGACCACGGAAGTCCAAATTATGGGGGAAATAGATTTCCATGTCGTCCTTGTAGGTGTTTGCCAGTGCGAGGACACCATTGACAAGGTAACGCTTGCTCTTACGCTTATTGTCGTCTTGATAGTAGTGCACCATAGCACTTCGCCAATCACGTTGTACCTCCTCGTTAGTGTCTGCCTCTACAGGCCTCACAGGAGGCTCCGCAGGGGTCGCAGAGGGCATCTCAAGGCCCTCAGGAATGTGAGCCCAAGAGCAAACCTCATTGGCCACGTCGAGCACTCTACGGTTAATCCTCCAAGCCGTAGACTGGATGGCATTGACGGCCTTATACACGTTAGGCATATCAACCTCATCGTAGAGCTGTGCACACTCCTTAGAGGGCATTCTAACAAGCTGTATGGGCTTCTTGAGGTTAATCAGATAGCCCCCATCAAAAGGAGTAGTCCACGGCTTAGGCGGGATCACCATGGGCCGATTTTGGAACATGAGATTCGCAGTCTCAGTGTCCTCGTGTTCCAAATACGTCAACACATCAGGGTCAAGACAGAAAATGTAATGTACGTTTTTGTTGTCACTCATGGTTTTCTCAAGGGAACCTAAGCCAGTAGACACGATGAAAATGTCTACCAACTTAATGCCTACTTGAACCCTGTTAGCGTTACCCCACTTGTTCCATCTCTTGAGTCTCTTTTCGTCTGCAAGGATCTTTTCTTTGTTTTCGACATAGCGCTTTTTGAACTGCATGGAAATACGCTTATCAAGCCCTGCATTGAACCTGCTAAGCTCTTTCTTATCCATGGTTGCAACTACCATCTTGAATCGAAGTTCATCCTCAATAGCTTCACCAATTGCAGATGACAATTTGGTTAAAGACACGATTCCAAGGGAATTTTCGATGATGGTTCTAATGGAAATGAACGCGATTTCTTCGGAAGACAAAGACCGAATAAGGGATGCCATTACATGACGCTTACCGGGCTTACCCGTGTCTACTTCCTTAAACCACTTGTCAAGGGCCTTAGTCATGACAGGGATGGCTTCACTGATAAGGACCCTAGAGGCACCCATATTACCAATAGTACCGCTTTCAATGGCCTTATTACGCTTAGACATGAAAGCATTGAAGGCATTTTCCTTACTTTCAAGTTCTAATTCGATTTCCCTGTCCACACGGGCTTTGCCGTATTTAAGACAAAGATCGTCATATTCATTTTCACCATCAATTCTAAAACTATTCAATTTATCATAAGACATAGGGGTTACCTTTAATTATATCTATAGATCTTTTATACTCTTTTATATAGGGTTATATAGGTGATGATGTAGGATATTACACATAGTTAAACTATAGACTCCTGTGGTTTCCTTTAGATTCCCTTAGGAGTCTATAGCCTCTTTCACCCTCTCCCTAGGAGTATGGATTTTATTAAATCCTCGTGTCTCCTCTAACCATTGATTTTACCTTTTTCGATGTACTCACCGTTGACCTCGATGGTACCGAATTCCTCGAAAGTAAACAGCCAGTCAGAGTATGTCAGGTATTTGTTTCTGTCTTTCTCTGCGGATTCCCCTGCTTTGCGTCCTGCTCTGAACGCGTATTTGATCATATTGCCCTTTAGGAATCCAATGAATTCCTCATGAGATAATACATTGAGCATCAATTCAATAGGCTGGACAGCTCCCATGTAATGGGTACTGGTTTCAGGCTTTCCACTGTTAATTTCTTCCATTTTGTCCCCTTTTAGTAATAGATTCCCATAAGTTTGCAAATAAAGACAAACAAGGGGAAAATTCCAAGAATGATTGCAATTCCAATGAATACAATCAGGTATTCTTTAAGATTAAGCATTCTTTTCAATCTCCTTAATATGGTTATTCCACATGGACAAGACTGCATTCATGACGGAACCGTGCATTGAAGCATTTCCAATGAGTTCCATAGAGCCCCCTTTCTTGAACTTGTAGAGCTTGCCATTTACATTTTCACCCCCTGAATATTTACCGGTGAAAGTGTAGATAGACTCGCAGTCCGTAAAGGTGACTGCATACGCCCCATCCTTCCAGCGATAGAAGAGAATAGAGGCTACGTCAGAGCGTTCGATGATGGTGGTGGTGCGAGTATACATGAGATATCCTTTGGACGCCCCTAGGGCTTTCTATGGCTTTCCTAGGGGCATTGTTTATGGTGAGTTTATTGTGCCCTCTTGATCTGGATTACCATACGGGCCTTTCCTTTGCTCTGACCATGGACTTCAAAGATTACCACGGCCTCCCTGTCTCGTGAGCAAAGACGGCATTCCTTGCAGGTGATTCCCTTTGTTTGTGCGGGGCACTGAACTGCGGGGATGCCTTTAGCCTTGAGGGCCGCAATGTCCGCCTCAGGATAGATGCTCGTGAGGACTACATTGAGACCGTATTCCTTTTCGGTGATGGCTTCGTCGACAATGATGGATCGACCTTGCACTACATCCTCATCAAACTGGGCGACCATAGCGGCCTCTCCGGTGCTCTCAGGGGCATCCAAGGGAATGATACCCGTGTAGTCACCATTGATGAGAGCAGGCAAAGCCCACTCGGCGACCATGTATGACGGTAGGGTGTCCAGTACCTTTTTAACCTGTGCATTCATCTTCAAGTCTCCTTGTGAAGGCTAGAGGGCTACCATGGGCGCCCCCTAGCCCCTTATGGTTTAGTAGGCGGCAAGCTCTTTGAGCCAGTATGCAAGCCCTTTCGTGTCTACCATGTACACCCCGTAACTAGTGGTGCTAGTGGTGGTGAACGTTTTGTCGTTCTCCATGCCCTGAACCATAGAGCACCCAAAATCACCTGTCAAGTCCTCAAGTGAAAAAAATACCGTAAACATGGTATCCCCCAGCTAGCAAGCTAGCCCCAGCTAGCAAGCTAGCCCCAGCTAGCAAGCTAGCCCCAGCTGTGTCCTAGCCCGCTCTTTATATAGAGAGTCCTTAAGGTGGCCCAAAGGAGTCCTGTGCTAGCTCCTGCTAGCTGTGGAGTACCAAAGGGTACAAAGCACAGATAATGTCACCCAAAGGCAAACAATTGATCCATATCAAACCACATATTGACCCAAATCAACCCTAAAG